TGAGGTTTAAAGGTGGCGTTCAGCATGGAGACCGCATCTCGATGGGAAACCGCATTCTCGAAATCGTAAGCATTCGGAATATCGATGAGGGCTCGTGGGAGCTCGAGATCGATGCAGTAGAAAGGGTCGCGTAATGCCAAGAGCAGAAATCAGAATAGATGCTTCCGCTCTTAAAGGACTGCTTACAGTCATGGAGCACATCGATAATAAAGTGAAAAGAGCAGGCCTCAAGAAAGCTCTTAAAGATGCAGGGGCTCTAGTGATTAACGACGCAAAGTCTATCGTAAAGAGAAAGCATTCGATCCTTTACGACTCTCTCGGCTCAAAAGAAAAAGTGGTTCTCAGGAAGGGAAATCAGTTCGCTTTCTCAGTCATCGGTGCGACTAGAAGAGCAGGGCAGAAAATCGGAGGCGTCGAAAAAATTCCTACGAAGTATGCGCATCTGGTGGAGTACGGAACAGCACCACATCCGATCGGGAAGAATGACGTCACCAGTGAAGTTTTGTTAAAGAGAAAGAATGTTTCTCGGAAAGCGCAAGGCTCACTTCATCCCGGTTCGCGACCGTTTCCGTTTCTGCGAAGAGCATGGGAGGGGAATAAAGCTAAGGCTCTCGACGTGATTGCAAAGGTATTAAAAGACACGATCGATGAGGGATCATTATGAGTGCTAGCAAAGCCCTTCGCGCCCGACTGATCGACGACGCTACCATGTTTGGTCTTGTGGGGAATCGCATTTATCCTGGTCGAGCGCCCCAGAAGCCTACGATGCCTTACATCGTTTATCACAGAATCAGCACCGTAAGGTCGGCAACGCTCGACACGGGCAACACAAAAGTTCCTGAAGTGCGAATGCAGGTCGATGTAATCGCAACAACTCAATCGGAAGTCGAAACCATCTTGAACCAGATGCGACTGGTTATGGACAACTTTCGCGGCACCTCTTCCGGGGTGACCGTTCTCGGCGTCAGTGTGGATGATGAGCAGGATCAACCCGAGTTCTATGAAGGCTCGGACACCGTGTTTTATCATTCGAGTTTGGATTTTTCCATCATCTATAGGGAGTCATAATTATGGCAGCAGTAATCACGCAAGGAACAGCGATCACCATCGGAGGCGCAACACTTACGGGCGTCACCGACATCACACCACCCAGCGCCACACGTGGCACTGTCGATGTGACTAATCTTCTTAGTCCAGATAAAACTAAGGAATATGCCGGAGGCCTTATCGATGGTGGCGAGATGTCAGCGACTGCGATCGTCGGCGTCGGCAATGGTGCGCTTAGCACTATCAGCGCTTTTATAGAGGATTACGGCGCGCCTAAAGCCTGCTCGATCACTCTAGCTGACAGCTCCAGTGTAACCTTTGACGGCATTGTAACAAAGTTTCAGGTCGACGGAATTGCGACCGGAGACAACACAGTCAAAGCGACTGTGGGCGTTAAACCAGTAGGCAAAATCACCTACGCTTTTGATTAAGGAGTTTCACATTTTAGATAAGCAAAAGTTATTAGGCGCAGGAAGTGCCTATAAGCTCGGGGAGATCGAGATCCCCGAGCTCGGCGGCAAAGTCTATCTTCGAGTGATCAGCTCCCGCGAGCGTGATCAGCTCGAAAGCGAAATCAGCTCCGGAGCAAAAGCTGGAAACCTGACGAACATCAGAGCAAAGCTCGTCGTGCGGTCGATCGCAGATGAAACCGGAAAGCGTCTTTTCTCCGATGCCGATGTCGAAGCAGTAGGAGAGATGCCTGCGCCTCTGGTGGGAACTCTTTTCGACGCCTGCGCTCGTCATAATGGCATGAGCGGTGGAGCAGTCGAAGACGCCAGAAAAAACTAATAGAGCGCCCTGGGCGTCGGTTTTTATTCAGACTCGCAGGGCATCTTAAGAAAACAGTTCGAGAGATACTCGATGAAGTCGATTCTCAAGAGCTTACCGAGTGGCAGGCCTTTTCAACGATCGAACCGCTCGACGGAGATCGAGGCGACATTCATGCCGCTCAGATCTGTTCGACGACTGCGAACGTCTGGAGAGGCTCAGAGACAAAAGCTCTCGAGGTGAAAGACTTCCTCCCGGACTGGTACGGCGAGAATAAAAAAGTCGAAAGCTTTGCTGCGCTAAAAGCCTGGGCGAGCGCGGTGGGAACTAAGAAACAGGAGTGACGACATGGCCAAAACAATCGGATCGCTAAACGTTTCGATGGGTCTGTCGATCACTGATTTCATCACGAATCTCGACAAAGTAAAAGAAGACATGGCAGGGCTCGAGGCGATCACCTCGCAAGCCTCAAAGCACTTCGATGATGACGTCGCTGGAATCATGGGCGACGCGCTTCATAAATTTGCAAAGACATCGAAGCTCGGAGCTGACGACGCTTTAAAATTCGCAGTGAGTTTAAAGAAACTTGGCCTCGATGCGGACACGATCACCAGCACTCTCGACAAGTTCGGCAAGGGAATCGGGAAGTTCGCAAAAAATGCGGGCGAAGCGAGCAAAGCTTTTGCGGGCATCCTCGGAAAAATCGGCGACAGCGATAAGGTTCTTTTGAAAGATATTCAGGCACTCGAGTCGATGGGCGTGAAAGCTTTTGACTCTCTCGCAAAAGAACTCTCGAAGGTCGAAGGGAAAGCGATCAGCACTGCGGATGTCATGAAGCGGATCGCATCGGGATCGCTCTCTGGAGCAGATGCGCTTAAGCTCTTGACGCAGGGCGGTCAGGCTCAAGCGGGTGGAGGCGTCGCCGCTAAGGAGTCGCAGGCAAAATCGAAGCTTACATCATTTCTAAATTACGTCGAAAATAAAATCAGCAGTGCGGCCTCGAGCATCTTTTCTAAAGTCACTAGCCTCATCATGAACCCAGTGACGCTGATCAGTGGCGCTCTCGCCTCTTATGGCGTCTACAAAATTTATGATCGCGCGGTCGACGCTTTTGCAAATACTGAGGAGATCCTCACGAGAATTAAAGGCCTCGCAGGAGATGCGAGCGCCGATCGACTCGGTGGTGTGATGAATGGGATCGCTAATCAAGGACGCATCGCCCAAGAAGTCGTCGGGAAACTGGCGACAGGATTTCTCGGTCTTGGTGTCTCAGGCAAAGACGCAGCTCAGATGATCGAGAGCTTTGGTCGCATATCGCTCATCGCAGGATCTGGAGCTTCCGACGTATTTGGGAAGCTCGGCGAGGTCGCCCAGAACATGACCCGGACGGGGCAAGCTTCCAAGGATGATTTCGAGGCTCTCGCAGCGATGGGTCTTCCAGTTTACGAGGCACTGGCGCAAAGGTTGTCACTGGTGCAGGGTAAAGCAATCAGCGCTAATGAAGCGATGAGAATGCTGGCAGAAGGGAAAGTCGGCACAGCGGACGCGCTTAATGCGATCTCAGGGATGAGTAATAATGCGGACGTGATTAAACAGTCGGAAGCGATGGCAGGAACGCTCAAAGGAATTTACGCTCGACTCGCAGGAGAGATCGAAGGTTTCTTCACCGAGTTCGGTGGCGTGATAGTCGATGCTCTCGACCTCAAAGGGTTCTCGAATGGGGTCATCGGTTTTATTCAAAACATTCGCATGAACTTCGATTCACTTATTCCAGCGATTAAAAACATCGGTATGGTTTTCGCAGTAGTTCGCGACGTTCTTTTTCAGGCTTTCGAAGGGCTGGTGAATTTCTTTACGACGATGGGAGGCGCAGACGTAGCGACAGGAAGCATTGAGAATATAAGATCAGTCGTTTTAGGTTTCGCTCACGGTGTCATAACTGCAATGCAATCTGTAATGTTTGCAGCAGTCGACATCTTAAACAATATTATCAAAACAGTCGGAGGCCTCGAGAAATTCGGCGCAATCGTCGCTGGTGTTTTTGCAGGAGCAGGAACTGGATTTGTCGCTGGTGGTTTAAGTACGGGCATCGGAGCTATTCCCGGAACTATTATCGGTGGTGTCACGGGTGGCCTTTATGCTAATAGCAAAGTATCTGGAGGTGGAGCGCAGATCGATCCTGAGATGATTAAAGATAAAATGCAGGGTGCATTTAAAGCGATTAACGATGCAATAGGAAACACCGGATCTGACGCTGCGGGAAATCTCGTCAGTCAGTTCGTTAAGAAATTTAATGACGCGTTTGCAGCAGTGGGCGCTGGAGAGTTTAATACGGCGACGGCACTTTCACAGATTTCAAATTCCATGATTAATATGTTCGATAATCTTGGAATAGGATTAGAGAACGGAACGATCGGACACTCAGCATTTCTTAAACAGCTCTCCGGAGGAACTGCCAGCGCGATTGCAATGTTTCAGCGACAGATGGCACTCGGAGCGATATCGACAGAGCAGTTCGAGACAGCGATGGAAAAGCTAAGAACCGGAGCTTTCGAGGCTCTCGATTCACAGCTCAGCGCAGGCACTATCACCAACGAAGAGTATGGCAACACGATCGTGGCGATTCAAAACCAGTTCGACTCCCTCAAGCCCCCCGACCTCGCAGGCCTCAACGCTTTTCTTGGTGGTGACAATATGCCCGCATGGATCAGGGAGCTTTCCAACATTGAAAGCCCGCTCGAAACCTATCGCAGAAAAATGGAAGAGCTAAAAATGACCCTTGCGGATCGACCCGATCTTTTTGCAGCGGGTGCGGCGCAGCTCACTGCGGAACTCGAGCGCAGCGTCGGAGCGATGGAAGAACTGAAGAACCCCGGAGCACTGATGCAAGGATCGGCAGCGGCGTTCTCGCAAGCGCTAAAGATTCAGAACGCTGGGAAGGGCGAAACCGCAGCAGAAAAACTTTTGAGGTTACAGCAGCAGGCTTTCGCTCAGCAGCAGGCGCAGACTGCTTTACAGCAGCAGATCGCAGCGGCGACTATGAACCAGGCGAATATGATCGTCGCTAACATAAACTAAGGAGCGCCCATGTCAGTCCTTAACACTTACGAAACTTTTGAAGGCCGCACCGGATCTGATGACTCGAAGCGCCAGGTCTCGCTGGTGCGCTCGTTCATTGTGCAGACCGACAACGTGACCGATGATGTTCCTGACCTTTTCGGAACTAATCTTCCTGCGATGTTTTCACAGCATCCTAAGTACGAGAGGGCTTTCTGCATCGGGCGCACAGCTTCCCAGATGGACGACCCGCACTTCTGGAAAATAACCTGCTCCTACAATTCCAACATCGACACCGTAGCGCCGAGCTCGACGCCGAGCGCTCCTCAGACTCCTGAAGTAGCGAATCAGAATAAAGGTGCAAGCCCTGAAGAGAAGGCGAGCGAGGCGAACGAAGACCCGTTGACGAGACCTACAGATGTGGACTTCTCGACGAGCGACAAAGAATATGTTCTTGACACCGACTACAACACTCCATCAAAGCCAATGGTAAACGGGAACAATGAACGGTTCGATCCTCCGGTCATGACGCATCGACCTCTCCTATGTATGAAACTCGAATTCAACAGCGCAACTTTCGTCGCACTCGACTGGATGGATCGAGTTAAGTGCGTAAACAGCGGAGCTTTTTCTGGCTTTCCTGCTCGCAGTATGCTGCTTGATAAAGTAAGCGCAAAACGAGTTTACGAGAACGGAAAAAAATACTGGCGCATTTCTCTTGAATATCTTCTCGATAAAGATAATTGGGATGCAGTCATCCTTAATCACTCTTATCGCGAGTGGAACGGAACTGAGCTGATTACAGCGAGAGACATCGCAGGAAACGTGCTTCCGAATGGAGTGATCATCCAGGGCGACACTGGGATTCCTCTTGATCCCGGAGTTAAACCGACCGAGCAGAATGGTGGCTTCCTGCGATTCCGAATTTATGACGATATTCCTTACAATTATCTGACACCTATTTACAGGAAGATCCTTTAATGAGCGCCTATGGATTTTCAGAAGACAGCGCCAGAAGGATTGCTCGCGTCGTGAAAGCGGTCGAGGGCGACACGACAGCACCGACGCGCATCGGGCCCATGCTCGGCGGTTCCACGATGAGCGTGGTTAAGGTGACGGCGCTAGGCTCGCCACTAAACACCGGGCAGCGGGTGGACTACCACGCCAGCGCCAACACGATGAACGACATCAATGAGGTAAAGATTCGGGAGTTGAACGGCGCGGCGCTTACCGTGGGCGCTCGCTACATGGGGCAATTCTCCGGGTATGACAGCTCGGGAAATCCGGTTTATGTGGTGAAGGCGAGCACTGCCTCTGACGGGTCTGGTGGCGGGTCCACTTTTGAAGTGGTCACTGGAGTTGTTTGCGAAACCGGTGGAGGAATCAACGTTACAACCGCAAGTTTAACTACTGCCGATTACGATGGAGCTGTCTTTAAAAGTTTTCTTGGTTTAGTCGATGTAGTTCCTAAAAGTTTTCAAGGGAACGCATCAAGAATCGTCATGGTGAATGAGAGTGCAAACGCTCTAGAATTCGGCCCAAATTTTTCGGGATCGCCAACGGCGGCGGACTTTCTGGGTTTAACGGATACGCCGAACACCTATTCAGGTGCTAGCTATAAATCGGTCATTTGCGATTTAGGAACTAGCGGAAATGCGTCCGCTTTAACTTTTGCAACACCAAACGTTACCACTACTAACAGTATCACTGGCGGCGGTAATCCGAATGACTCAAGCGTGTTTACTACGATGAAACTAATAAATGACACGGCAAACCCCGGGAATTACTATGCTTATTCGACGAATTCCAGTGGCGTAAAAGGGTGGAACCTTCTCGCAGCGACTCCAGCAGGCTTAACTGTGGGAGGTGATGTGGTGGTTAGTTCTAGAAAAGCAGCGGTCGCAGATGTGGCAGCGCACAGCATTTCTAGTTCTGATTTAGTATCTACAGCTTCTACTGCTCAAACAGCTATTAATGACCTCACGAATCAAGTGAATGCGATTTTATCTCGACTACGATCACACGGATTAATAGCAGGATAAAATGCAAATATCACCCAGCGGAGAAACGATTAATTTAAAGACGAATGCGAGTTACAGCAGCTCTACACAGCTTTGGACTTTAAGCAGTAATCATGCCTATTATAATTCCACTATAAACAACGGACGTGTCTTCGCTGGTTATATAGCAAAAGCAGATGGAAGCCCTTTGCTTCTTAATGGCGAAACTACCGCAAGTGTTTACTACTTTTTTCAGAACGCAGGGGGAATAGGATTAGCATCGTCTTTCGCAAACGCACTAGAAAAAACTCCGGTCGCTTTTGAGACAGTAGAAGCTTTCTATAGTTTTAGAAAGACCGGTAATAATTACATTCTTACTCCTATTAACAGCGGTTGCTGTGAACCAGAATACTTCGAGACCCAATACCCAGAAATCAGTTCTTACTCAGAAGCTTTAGATAGCAGCTATGGCAACGGGAAATCTCGGTTCCCAATACCATGCTATTTGCCTAAGAAAATATCTTTCGCATGGGAACCCATCGGAACGATAGACCTTTATTTGCAGTATTATTCAGCGAACCCCACATCGAATTTTACTACGACTTATCAACCTATATTAACCTACGGGAACGGTCATGATAATAGTTATACGCTGGGCACAGATCGTTTCAGCGCAGCTTTAAATTTTTACCACGAGAAAACCGAAGACAAAATCCTTGTCAGATTGAGTGTGTATACATGGAAATATGATTCTGGAGCTAATCAGGTTTTTACTTACACTTTTTATCAAGTGGAGAAATCATTAACTTATGACACCAGCGGCAATGTCACTGACGATTTTTTCGCAACGATCCCAACACTAGTGCGAACCGATATTAACGACCGCCCATTGAACCTCACTCTGACAACAGACGGAAACTATGTGGAGGAACTTTTGCCTGCAAGTATTACGCTCACAAAAATCAATTCTAATGTGACGATAAACGGAATAGCTTTCACACCGACTGCACTGCGACGGAACGGACTAACCGACATAGACAACACAGGTCTCGATGAGCGAGGGTGGACGGTGAACGATTACGATGATGAACTCCCAGAGTCTATCACACTAAACAAAGTCAGCGTGACGAATTACGAAAGTGAAAACTTTATTACGTCCGTTAACGTCACGAATAAGATCAAATTAAAACTGGCTAATTCGCTGAACGGATACTTCGGTTATTTATTTTTTGTTCAGAGGGATGAGTCGTTTTACACTGGATATTATTTACCGGGTTATTTTAGCTGGAAATTCGAGCCGCTTTCAAACGACGTTCTAGCTGTGCGCCTTACACAGCCTACGAAGGTTTCTTATGGCCCCGTGCAATTTCGGCTGTTTAAAATGGCTGGAACTCCGATGGCGCTTATCCCTGCGCCGCAATCCTCGCGGTGCTATTCTGACGTCACTTACATGGTTTTAGATCCAACATTACCACCACCGTCCTAAAGTGCGAGCGATTTGCCTTCAGAACGTAACAGAGTTACTCTCGATAATATTCTTTTTTTGGGAGGTCATGAGATGCCAGCAGGCTTATACAATTTCCTCGCGGAACAGGGCGCAACCCTCCAGCGCACGATCCTTTACACCGACGCTAATGACGTCGCAACAAATCTCACAGGCTACACGGCAGCGATGCAGGTGCGGGCGACCGCATCGAGTGCGACTGTACTTCTCACGGCTACAACGGAGAACGGCAGAATCACTCTCGGAGGAGCTGCTGGAACGATTGACATCCTGGTCAGTGCGAGCACGATGCAGGCGATGACACCGGGGAAATATGTTTACGATCTCGAGCTCTATAAGGACGGAGTGGTGATCAGACTCATCGAGGGCAGTTTCACAGTAAAAGCGGAGGTCACTCGATAATGCCTGATTTATTAGTGGTCACCGATGACGCAGGTCTCGTCACAGTTTCGCAGGTGGCAAACACGATCTCAATTTCGAACCCATCCGCAGCGGTGACGATTAATGACACGACCCCAGTGATCGAGATCGCAGAAACGACCTCGACGATCACGATTTATGATGGTCGTGGACTTACCGGGGAGACCGGAAAACAAGGCCCGCAAGGAGCGAAGGGTGACGCAGGAGGCCCAGTGGCGTATCTCGATGACCTGATCGATGTCCTCACGATAAGCCCTGCGGACGGTGACGTTTTAAAATATTCTTCGAGTCTTTCAACCTGGACTAACACGAACCGCCTCGATGGTGGAAACTTTTAAGGAGCTGTATAAATGGCGACAGTATTACGAATAAAGCGAAGGGCATCGGGTGGTGGCACTTCCGGGCCTTCTACTCTGGCAGCCGCTGAAATCGCATTTAATGAAACTTCGGGGTCTCGCATCTTGTACTACGGACTTGGAGACGTCTCCGGAACAGCGTCGAGCGTGATCCCTATAGGCGGGCCTGATTTCGTGGCGAATAGCATCCCGAATCTCACGGGCGTGGTCACCAGCACCGGGGTGGCGACGAGTATCGCAGCGGGCGCAATCACGAACACGATGCTCGCAAATTCTGCTGTCGCTAATTTAAGCGGAACTAATACCGGAGACAACGCTGTCAACAGTCTCTACAGTTCCCTCATCAGCGATAAGACCGTAGTTCTGACCGCAGGCACAGGGGTCACAGTTACAGGCACTTATCCATCGTTTACGATCTCTGCCACTGGATCGGGTGGAACTGTTACCACGACATCAGTCGTGAGTGCGAATGGTTTTGCAGGTACAGTTTCAAACGCATCGAGCACACCAGCGATCACGATTTCAACATCGGTCACCGGAGTTCTCAAAGGCAACGGAACAGCACTGAGCGCAGCGACTGCGGGAACTGACTACGTCGCTCCTGGTGGAGCTCTGGGAACGCCATCATCGGGAACACTCACGAATTGCACTTTCCCGACCTTGAATCAAAACACCACAGGAACTGCCGCGGGATTATCAGCGACGCTCGCAGTGGCATCAGGTGGAACTGGTGTCACGACCAGCACCGGAACGGGCTCAGTCGTTCGCTCTATTAGTCCGGCGCTGGTTACTCCTGACATTGGGGCAGCGACTGGCACTTCACTCGTCCTCAGTGGAAATCTCACCGTCAACGGAACGACGACAACCATCTCATCGACGACTCTCGCTGTGGGCGACAAGAACATCGTTCTTGCGAGTGCCTCGACCACCGATGCGGGGGCTGATGGTGGTGGAATTACAGTTAAAGGGCTCAGCGATAAAACGTGGAATTGGGTCGACGCCAGTGATTCCTGGACGTCTTCCGAGCACATCGATCTCGCTTCCGGGAAGGTATTAAAATTTAATGGCACTACCGTTCTGAGTGCCACAGTTCTCAACGGTGTGGATATAGACGGAGGGAGTTTCTGATGCCTAGTTATTGCGTCCAAAATGCTGGTACATCAGCTTATAATGGTACATATGATTATTATGCAGCGGGTGAATACAGAAAAGTAGGAACACCCACAATAAAGATTCTTTATAATGGTGATGACCTATGGTATTTTATTAACGGCAGTACGGAAGGGTATACTGCAAGTGGTTCTGCTGCTACACCACCTCTGACTGGATGGAATGTTTCCGGTAATGGAACATCACCAGCCCCAACGCTAACAGAGGGAGCGTGTTTAGTAGATCCTTACTGTGTAGCTGGTGCAGGAACGACAGTAGCAAACGGAACCTACAGCTTTGTAAACAGTTCATACAACCAATTCATGTCTGGATACTGGCAGCACATCACCGAGCCTCTTTTAAAAATGGGCATGGGCATGATGGGGTCTTATGAAATCATTAATGATTCCACTAGACTTTATTACTCATCGACCTTGACGGGTCTTTGGTCTACTGATTATGGGGCAGCATCAGCACCCACAGTTACAGCGGGAGCGTGTAGTTCCCCGACCCCGACACCGACACCGACTCCCACACCTACACCGACACCGACTCCCACACCTACACCGACGCCAACTCCCACACCGAGCCCGACACCGAGCCCGACACCGAGCCCTACTCCGAGCCCGACACCGAACATCATCCGGCCCAAGCGAAGCACGACTGCATCTGCGGTTCCGTCTTCATTGCAACCCTTTGAGCTTGCGGTAAATATTTCCGATAAGCGTATATGGTGCGCCGACGCTTCCGGGGTTCCTGTGCTTATGTCTGAACTTAACGACCTCCCGAGCTCGATCGATGGAGGCACGTTTTAGTGGCGAATACGATCCGACCAAAACGATCTTACACCGCAGCGTCTGTGCCAGCAGCATCGATCGCCGGGGAATTATCTATAAACGCAGCCGATGGTAAAATATGGATTACGAACGCTGCTGCGACTTCGCAGATTTTAGTCTCATCTTTAAACCGCAGCGACCACACAGGAACGCTCGCTGTCACCAGCGGAGGAACTGGAGTCACGACATCGACAGGAAGCGGGTCAAATGTTCTTTCTACATCTCCGACATTAGTGACGCCTGTTCTCGGAACTCCCTCTAGTGGTAATTTAACTAACTGTACTTTTCCAACTCTAAATCAAAATACGACTGGCACAGCAGCGGGCCTTTCTGCCACCCTTGCGATTTCCTCTGGAGGCACTGGCGCGACATCTGCGAACGCAGCAGCGAATGCGATCTTACCTTCTCAGGCGAGCAACAGCGGGAAATATCTTACTACGAATGGAACAGACTCTTCATGGGGAACAGTCTCCGCAGGCACGACGCTCCCAGCGGGATCGATGCAGATGTTTGCGGGAGCGATAACGCAGAGCGCAAGTTCAGGAACTGTGACCACGAACGCTCCATCGGGCTGGCTTTTGGCTAATGGGGATTTAGTGAGCAGAAGCACTTTTAGCGCACTATTTTCTGCGATCGGAACTGCGTTCGGTGCAGGAAATGGGAGCACGACATTCGCCTTGCCCGATATGAGAGGCCGGGTCGGTTTAGGTGTGGGAACTGGCGTTTCTCTGACTGCCAGAACACTCGGAGGAACAGTCGGAACTGAATCGGAAACTTTAACCTCGGCACAGATCCCAGCGCACTCTCACCCTAATACAGTCGGGTCGACCGCAGGCGGCAGCAATAATGCAACGGGAGGCATGAGCGCAAACACTGTCCATAATCACGGGGTAGATCGTGCAGCGTGGACTAACAGTGGTTCAGCTCCATACACCTTTACTGGTGGCGGTTCTAATATCGCTTTGCAAAATATCGGAATCAATAATTCAAGTTCACTCGATCACACTCACGCAGTGTTTATCACTAACGCGAATAATACTGGAGGTGGCGGTTCGCATAACAATATGCAGCCTTCCATCGGTTTAAATTTCATCATTAAAACTTAGGAGAGGTAATGGAAATATTGATCTCAGAGACAAGCATCATTGACGCAGATGGGAACAACATAAAAGGATACTCAGTCTCTGTCAGTAATCGCGCAGGAAAGCGAAGCATTCAAGATGCTGACGTCTTTTTAAATGGCAGCGAAATCGAGACAAAGATTCAGCAGCTCAGAAAATTACTAAAGAAATATTTCGACGCCCAGGTTTAACCCGAAAGGCCCATGATGAACCTCTTCCTTTACCTCCTGTTATTTTCTCAGATCGAGGCAAGCTCCGTCGAGGGCGGTCGCACTTCTCCCGATGGGTCGGAAGAGATCCAGATCGATCTTCCCGGATCGCAGCAGATGAAAAACACCGGAGGAAGAGACGGCGCGGGCCTTTGCGTCTTCACCTCGATCGAGCACGCAGGGCGCTGGCAAAATGTGGACAGCATCCTCGGACTTCAGCAGAAGATGACAAGAGAGCAGGGTGGCGGCTATCCCTCGAAGGTCGAGAAGATGCTTTCGAAATACTGCGAAGGCGCTCAATACCTTCAGTATGAGGGCAGCGATCCCTCACTGATTAAACTCGCTCTTACCACTGGAAGAATGCCATCGGTTACTTATGGTTACTCTCCGAGATACTCAGGAAAGATTGCGCACATGGTAAACGCAGCGCACCTGACAGAAAAATGGGCAGCGATCCTCGATAACAATTTCCCTGGTGAGAATAAATATGAGTGGATGAGCCCCGCAGAATTTAAAAGACGATGGATCTCTGGAGGTGGTGGGTGGGCAGTAGTTCTTCTCGCTCCTCCTCCTCCTCCTCTCCCAACGAATGACACAGAACCACTTAAAGCGTATGGTCAGAAATGGGGCTCACTCGGGTGCGCTGCGGTCGCAGTGCCTTATGAATGGAGAACCATCGACGCGGATCAAGTCGCATTGTACAGCGGAGCAGTTCAGCGCGGAGTCTGGATTAAAGCACGTCAGTGCTATCGAGAACTTTTGCCCGATGGGAACTGGTCAGCAGACCAGGAGATCGCACCGATTGCGCCTCCAGAGACTCACCTCATGAAGATGATCGAGCAGAAGGAACAGAACTTCGGGCTCGACCGATCGCGCATCGACTCAGGCGTCGAGAAGTTCTGGCTCGGAGGTCGAGAGGTCACACGGAAGCAGGCATATTCAGCGATTGAGGGCACTAATAAAGACCTTATCGACGACAGGGAGAAGCTCCGACTCACTGTGATCGGCACAGCATCAGAGTGCTCATCTGTCATGAAGGATCTCGAAAGCGATCCCGCTCTCAAAGCTTTTGCAGAAACGATGCTGGTGCAGTCATACCGACCAGATTCATGGGCCGTGAAAGATATCGGCCTTCTTCCGGGATCTCCTCGCATTATCGTGCAGGGTGGCCCAGACTCTCGAGGCGCAGGGAAAGTTCTTCATTCTCAGGGCGATTACGATGGAGGAGCGAAAGCGCTCGCAGACGCACTGCGAAAAGTTCGCCCTGACTACGACCCGAAACGCGATGCCGACCTTCGGAGGCCTGCGCCAATCCTGCCGACGCCGTCGCTCCCCGGCACTGGAAACAGCACGATCGCACTGCTGGTGATGCTTATCGCTGGTGGTCTGACCGTCGCAGGTTTCCCTATCCTAGCCTCTCTAGTCAGAGCATGGGGAGCGATGTTTGCAGCTAAAGCGCCAGAGGTAAAAGTGGAAACTTTAAAGAGAAAAACTGTAAAGCCAAGAAAGAAAAAGGCTTAGAAGAAAGTTTTTACACAGTGCTTTATTTATGGAAATCCTAAGAGATGATGAACGAATAATAGGAGGCTAACATGGACGGATTAAAAGCAGGATGGAAGACTTCAGAATTCTGGACGACGCTCGTCGTTCAGGCCGTTTCGCTCACAGTAGTTCTCGGGCTGATTAATCACACCGAAAGCGCAACGCTTACCGACTCGCTCACGACGATGGTGACCGCTGCATTCTCGCTTGCGATCTCGGGATCGACTGCGATGGCTTACATTAAATCACGATTCGAACTAAAGGCAAAATGAGCAT